ATGCAATGGATGCAATTACAGATGATAAGCAATTAGATAGAGCCCGTGCAAAAATTGATAGAATTAAAACACAGCTAGACAAATGGCTTGATGATTGTAATGAAGAGGAGTCTTTTACAGAGACCCTCATAAAGGCCTACACAGACCTTGAGGCGACAGGAAATGGTTATATAGAGGTAGGACGTACAGTAACTGGAGACATAGGCTATATCGGCCATATACCAGCTAAGACAATGCGTGTGCGTAGATTCCGTGATGGATTTATTCAGTTGCTCTACGGCAAGGCAGTTTTCTTTCGCAACTTTGGAGACCTAGAAACACCTAGCCCAATTGCTGGTCAAGAAGATCGACCAAACGAAATTATACATTTAAAGAAGTATACTCCAATGAATAACTATTACGGAGTTCCAGATATTATTGCTGCACAACAAGCGCTGGCAGGAAATGAATTTGCAGGAAGATATAACCTAGACTACTTTGAAAATAAGGCGGTCCCAAGATATATTATTACAGTAAAAGGAGCAAAGCTTTCTCCAGAGTCAGAAAGAAAGCTACTAGAGTTTTTCCAAGTTGGACTAAAGGGAAAGAACCATAGATCGCTATATATCCCACTACCAGCAGATACCCCAGATTCAAAAACCGAATTTAAGATGGAACCAATTGAAGCAGGCGAACAAGAGTCTTCATTTAATATCTATCGTAAATCTAATAGAGATGAAATCTTGCTGGCTCACCGTGTCCCAATTAGCAAGATAGGCATCCCAGAAGGAATTAACTTAGCAGCAGCCAGAGATGCAGATAAAACATTTAAAGAGCAGGTATGTCGCCCATCACAAGATAGGCTTGAAAAGAAGCTAAACTATTTAATTGCAGAAAAGACAGATGTCGTACAATTAAAGTTTAATGAACTTAGCCTTACTGACGAAGAGACACAAAGCCGCATTGACGAAATTTATTTAAGAATGCAGGTAATTACCCCTAACGAAGTTCGCATTAGAAAGAACATGACAACCGTAGACGGTGGAGACGAAATGGTAGATTTAAAGCCACAGCAAGTGGCTGATCAAAATGCCAAGTCTACTGGCAACAGATTGCGAGACCAGCAAAGGTCCGCAAATGCCCCAGATAAAAGCGGAGAGGCCAGAAACCCAAAAGGTGATGGTCCAAAAGTCAAATAAGTTTAATCGACTGCTATTTGCGTTAGAGTAGATAAACCTATAAAATTAAGCATATGAACATTGAAAAAGGCCTATGGTCAAGTAATGGCGACAACTTGCACTTGTCAGTACCATTTACTAAAGTCAACCGTGAAAACAGAACAGTCTCTGGTTTTGCAACATTAGATAATGTTGATCAGACAGGTGATGTAGTTACTGCTGAAGCAAGCATGAAAGCATTTGAAAGCTTTAGAGGAAACCTTCGTGAGATGCATCAACCAATGGCTGTTGGTAAAGTAGTATCATTCAAGCCAGAAACATACTACGACCAAACAACAAAAGAATTTTACAATGGAGTTTATGTAACTTCATATATTTCAAAGGGTGCACAAGACACTTGGGAAAAAGTTCTTGATGGTACTCTTTCTGGTTTTTCAATCGGCGGAAAAATAACAGAGTCTGACAATGAAGTTAATAAGGCGGACGGAACACAGGTTAGATTTATCAAGGCTTACGATCTAGTAGAGCTATCAATTGTAGATTCACCAGCAAACCAACTTTGCAACATTCTTTCAATTGAGAAGATGAATGGCCAACTTGTATTCAAGGGTATGGCAGCAGATGTTGTTACAGAAAATATTTTTTATTGTGAAGAAAGCGATTCTGTTTTTATGTCAACAGAAAAAACTTTTGATTCACCAATCACAGGTAAGCCAGCAAAAATTATTGGCTGGGTAGAAAGTTCAGATATGAATAAGTCAAAAGAAATAGATAAGATTCTTGCTTCATTTAAGAAGACAAGATTAGCGTTGCCTGAAACACAAACAATTGCAAAACAGGCAAACGTAGAAGGAGGTAATGAGATGTCAGACGTACAAAATGATGTAGTTGTAGAAGCCGTAGAAGCAGAAACAATTATTGAAAAGTCTGTCGACGTTGTAGAAGAAGTAGCAGCAGTTGAGGCTATTGCAGAAACAACCGAAGACACAACTCCTGCCGACTCCGTTGAAGAAACAGTTGAAAAAACAGCTGATCCTGACTTTGCAAAAATGTTAGGCGATCTTAAGGGATTTTTCTCGGAGACACTCGCAAAGGCTACAGACGCAAATGCGGCTCAAGTTTCAGAAATTAAAGAAACAGTTGAGTCATTCAGCAAGAGCGTAAATGGTCAAATTGCAGAGTTGGCAGAAAAGCATAATGCATTAAGCACAGCAGTGCTAGAAATCAAAGGCACCATTGATGGTGTTCAAAAGCGTGTAGATGCCGTCGAAGGCGACACAGCTATTAAGAAGTCTTCTGATCTTGGCCGTTCAGAGGTTGTAACAAAAAAATCAACATGGAACGGTTCTTTCCTCGGTTCCGTAAATGAAATCTTTTCAAACTAAAGGGTAGGTGAAATAAAAATGAGTAATGAACTATTAGAAAAAGCAGTAGCAGCAGGTACAAATGTAACTGGTAGCTATGCATCCGCAACTGGTGGAACTGGAGTACACACAGCGTCTGAAAATGGCAATGGTGGACTTCTAAACCCAGAACAATCAGCGCGATTTCTAGACTATATGTTCGACGCTACCGTAATTGGTAAGGTTGCACGTACTGTCCGAATGAAAGCAGATACAACAGAGATTGACCGTATGTCTATCGGTGAGAAGCTTGTAAAGCTTGCAACTGAAGCAGACAACACAGGAGTTAACTCACCTGTAACATTCTCAAAAATTTCTTTGACAACAAAGAAGCTTCGCATGGACTGGGAACTTTCAACAGAGTCTCTTGAAGACAATATTGAAGGCGCAGACGTCGAAGATCATATTGCCAGAATGATGGCAACACAAGCAGGTAACGATATTGAAGATTTGATCCTAAACGGAGATACTTCACTAACTGGAGATGCTCTTTACAAGTCATTTGATGGCGCAGTAAAGAAGGCAAAGACTTCAGGTCGCGTAGTAGATGCAGCTGGAGCAGCCGTTTCACGTGCTGTATTCAACTCTGCACTTAAGGCACTTCCACGTAAGTACAAGCAGCGTCGTACAGACCTTCGCTTCCTTGCAGGATCAAACTTGATCCAGGATTACCTATACTCAACATCTAATTCAACAAACTTTGCAAACCCACAGGATATTGCTTCAGGCATCATCCGTGGTGATGTTCCAGTTGTTGGAGGTCCAGCAGGATATGTAGCTCCATACGCATTTGGTATTCCAATCGTTGAAGTTCCACTTCTTAATGAGACACAGACTGGTACATACGCCAGCCCATCAGGTTCACACGGAGATATCCACTTGACATTCCCAAATAACGTTGTTATTGGTATCAAGCGTGATGTTACTGTTTACCGCTTCTTCTGGCCACGTAAGGACTCAGTCGAGTACACAATGTATACTCGTGTTGGCGTCCAGATCGAGCAAGCAGATGCTTGGGTAGTCGTAAAGAACGTTAAGGTTGCTTCTTAATTAATTAAGAATTAAACTACCGAAAGGCCCCCAATTAATTTTGGGGGCTTTTCATTTTAATTTAACAATGCTATAATTAAAGGACCTAGAAAAAGGAGAATATAAGTATGTCGTTTGACACATTAAAGGTAGCCGAATTAAAAGTAATTGCAGAAGATTTTGCGGTTGACACAGAAGGCTTAAAGAACAAAAAAGACATTATTGCAGCCCTATCCGAAGAAGGAGTTTCTTGGTCAGTCTATCAAAAGACAAAGCAGGAAATTGAAGATAATCTAGAAGAGATTGAAATAATTCCTAGACTAGATCCAAAAAAGGTAGACGCAGACTCTATTTTGGTAAGAATGACAAGAGAGAATTATCGATACGATATTCATGGTCATACATTTACAAAAGAACATCCGTTCGTTGCAATGCCAGAAGAAGACGCTCAAAAAATTTTTGATACAGAGGAGGGTTTTCGTTTAGCGACACCAAAGGAAGTCCAAGACTTTTATCACTAAACGTTAACATAAGTTAATGGCAGAAATATATAAATCTCAAACATCACCAGTAAAGACTAAGATATATTGGGGTGGAGAAATAACAGACGCAGATGGCGCAGTCACTGCAGCTGTAAGCGAGGTGCTTGGCAATAATAGCTTTACATTGCTTGCAACCTATACTGCCACAAAACTAGAATCAGACATAGGTACGTATCAAATAACGATACCTTATACCATGACGTCAGTCCCTAAAAAGCTTACAATAAGATGGACATATACTATAAATGGAGTCCAGGGAGCCAATACTCAAATTGTAGATATTGTAACCCCTTATGTAAATATAGCAGACGTGATAGATGATTTAAATTTTGGAACAGATCAGTCTGACCCTAACTACAAAAATTATAATGAACTACAACTTGCTGAAAAGTATGCTAGAAAATTAATTGAAGCATACACAAACCAGGTTTTTTATCCTTATATTGGAACCCAAGTTGCACAGGGGTATGGGTCAGACATACTTCCACTTCCAATTAGAATAGAACAAATTACAAGATTATATGAAGAAGATGTAAAGGTATTTGAAACAGGCCAGACATCAAATAATTGGTTTTATACACCAATAGTTTCTGAATCAAATTATGGAATTAGAGTTAATATACAAGACCTACAAGATAATTTAATATACTCAGCAAATGGAATGATACCACCTTCAGTAAATAGCAGATCATATTCAGGAACATTTAAGAAAGACTTTAGGTATGTTGTTGACGGTGTCTTTGGTTGGCAGTATGTTCCAGATAATGTAAGAGAAGCATGCAAGATTTTGATGCAACAATATTTTGAAAAAGATCGTGCATGGAAAGACAAGTATGTAAAAAACATTAGCACATTTGACTGGAAGTTTGAATTCATGGAGGATGCACATAGAGGCACAGGAAACCTATATGCAGATCAACTACTTGCACCATATATAACAAACGGTATGGTTGTATTTTAAATGAGCCTGGCAACTTCCCTAATGCCACTTCAGCTTGACATATATCTTCAATCAGATACACAAGATGAAAACACTGGCGCTATCAAAAAAGACTGGGCCTATTCTAAAACAATGCAGTGCTCTGCAAAAGGAATAATATCTAACTCTGGAACAGGCCGTGGCGGTGATAGACAAACCCTTAACACAAAATATTCTAACGAACAGATGCTTGAAATAAGAAGCGTTGATCAGATTACTTATAGAGATAAGATAACAAACATTAGAGACATTAAGGGTAACATAGTTTGGAAAGAATTAGACTTTCCTTCAGAGACCCCAACAGTATTTGAAGTAGTTAGCTCAACACCGATAACAGATCCATTTGGCAATATACTTGCATATAACTCTATTGTTAAAAGATCGGAGAACCAGCAAATTGGAATCTAATGTCGCACTTCTTCGAGCCGCAAGCGGACTAGAAAGATTAATGGCTGGAGCCCCAGTAGGCCCAGTAAAAGATAGCAATGTAGCACAGATATCTGCATTCCTATATCATCAAGCTAATGTCCTTGCCAAATTAGATTCAGACGCAGCATTTAAAAAACTATTTAAGAGAACAATATTTGATAGCATTAATAAAGAGTTTGGTCAGTATATAGATGCAAAGGCAAGAGTAAAACCAAACTCATTGCACCATGTATACGAGTGGAATAAAACTGGGCAGCCTACAAGTAGACTATTCCTATTAAAACAAATAGACTCATCTGGACTATCATTTAAAATAGACTCAAACTTTATTCTTTCAAGATCAGCTGTTCCATCAAGAAACAAAAAGCAAAAGAAGAAATACATATTTGCAAATAAGGCTGATGTAATGGAAGCTGGTCTACCAGTTATAATAAGACCAAAGTCTGCAGAAAGACTTGTATTTGAATTAGACGGAATAACAGTCTTTATGCCAAAGGGCTCGTCCGTAACAGTAAAAAGCCCAGGCGGAAAAGCATCAAGCAATCAATTTAAATTGGCCTACTCACAATTCTTTTCAGGCAACCTAGTGAATATAGCAATCAAAAATTCTGGATTTCAAAACCTATTTAATGCGGGAATGACAAAAGCACTAGCAGTCCCAGGATCAATAAAGAAAATCCAATATTCATTTAGCCCTAACGCAATAAGAGCAGAGGCAGATATGTCATTGGCAAAAGCATTTGGAGGGGCACTATGATAGATTATAATATAGACGCAATGTATGAGATAAGAAAGCACCTATGGCAGGAGCTTATATTGAATAAGATATTCAATGACTCAGATTACTATAGTGATAATATAGGCAAAGAGATTATCCCAATTATCCCAGTCCAGCAACAGCCCGAATTAAATCAATTTTTAAGCGGCAAGAAGCATATAGTGTATGACAAGATAGGCCTATCCTATGAAGACAATTGGATGATATGCTGTGAGAAGATGCTGTTTACCATATATGCCACCGATTTTTCAGAGATCAATCAGATTAGAAATTTAATGCTAGACGTATTTAGAAGAATGGACGACTCAGCCAAAGACCTAAATGCCTCAAAATCAACCCCAAAGATTAAGTTCTTTAATACCATGGTTGTTGAAATATCACCCACTGAGCCATCCCAAGAACTGCAGGGATTTTTGTCTGCAGATGTAATCCTTGAGGTTAAATATGCAAGAATAACAGACGGGGCTGGAAGATTTAACTAGGTTGCTTTTGGGTGCATTATACTCTAAAATTAGTCTTAGAGGAAAAGAGCCTAGCCAGCTTGATTTAAAGTTTTAAAGTTTTAAAGTAAGTCAATATATATATATTTATTTAACAGGAGGTTTTAAAATGGCATCAGCCAAAAATATTTTAGTAGGAGCTTCTCCGCTATTCTTGTCAGCTTCTGATTCAACAACAGCTGGATATGTAGCAGACATGGAGCCAGGAGCAGCAGGTGGCGTAGCATTCGTAACAAAGAACTTAGCAGCAACACCAGCAGTTCCAGCAACAGTTTCATACACAGATACTCTAAATGCAAACGCAGCAGCAGCATCACCAAAGTGGAGAAACGTAGGATTTACAAACAATGGTCTACAAATTACTTACAACCCATCATACGGTTCAGTAACAGTAGATCAGCTTCTTGACTCAGCAAAACTTTTTAAAGAGTCAATGGAAGTTATGATTGCAACAGAGCTTGCAGAAGGTACTCTTGAAAACGTTCTTGCAGTATTTGGTCAAGCAGGCGCACCAACAGTAACAGGAACTGGAGACTCAAAGAAGTCTACAATTGGTATGGAAGCGGGAGCTCTTGGTATTGCACCAACAGAGCGTCAGCTAGTAGCAGTTGGTCAGGCACCTACAGAAAGCGCAACAGCAGCAGAGCGTGTATATTATGCACGTAGAGTTCTTTCTGTACAACAGTCACAGTTCTCTCTATCACGTAACGCAGCAACAACATTCCCAGTTACTTTCCGTCTACTTCCAGTAGCAGAAAAAACTGGCTCTGAATACGGTATCATTGTAGACCGTGTCCTAGTAGCATAATTAATTTAATTAATTAATAGGACCCCCCAAGAAATTGGGGGGTTTCCTATTGCCCTTATATTTTCTATATGATACAATAATTATAAGTAGATCCTAGGAGGATTAAATTGGCAACAACAGTATATGATGTAGAAGAAATTACATTACAAAATGGAGACAAAGTTACGCTTAAGCCTTTAACAATTAAAGACCTAAGAGCGTTTATGGAAGCCATAAATAAGACAGCAGAAGCAACAACAGAAAATGATACGTTAACAGTATTAATTGATGCGTGTGCAGTTGCACTATCTAAACAACTACCAGAATTGGTAAAGGATAGAGACTTACTAGAAGACGCACTAGACGTTCCTACAATCAATCGCATTCTTGAAGTTTGCGGTGGGATTAAGATGGACGACCCAAACCTTCTAGCGGCAGCGGTTCTGGCTGGTCAGAACTAGATCTAGCCGCTTTATTGGGTGAAGTTTTTCTTTTAGGAAACTGGAAGAATTACGAAGAACTAGAAAACAGTCTTTCAATGCCAGAACTGATTCAAACTTTTAAATCAATGCAAAAGTCAGAGTCAGAAAAAAGAAAATTCTTAGCTTCAATTCAAGGAGTTGATTTGGGTCAAGAAGAAAATGAAAATAGTACCACCTTTGAAGATGTTCGAAGAAGAGCACTTGGAGTAAATGCGTCAGCAGATGACGTTATTGGACTACAAGGTTCGTTTGCAGCAGAAGCTGGATTCGGAGTCGGAGCAGGACTGGGGTACTCCAAGGAGTAAAAGTAGTTGGTCGATCAAAATATTAATACCAACATAACTGCGACGGCGAATTTTAGTAGCCTTACAGCGC